TTCTTGGAATTTTAATTTTCTTGGATTACATTTGTAATCATAACGATGAATAATTACAATTAATCATAATTGCTAAGGTAATTAAAACAATAGTTAAATCATACGAATATGAAGAAAGGGCAAGCACTTGTTGATCTTTGGCAGTTAATGAAGCAAACTAGAGGAGCGGTAAATCGTGCCGCTAAGATTTCTGGAGTTTCTCCAAATTGGATCAGAACAATTGTACGTGACCAGCTTTATGAAAATGAAGGCATTGTTTCTGCTTGTGTTCAGGCTGTCAAGGAGATTAAGGCAGAGATGGTTGAAAAGGTCGAAGAAAAGCAAGATTACTACAGTAGGATGGAAGAATTAATCACTAAAGAATTGAACGATGAGCCTACTGCACCGTCAGCAAGATCTGAGCCAAAAAATTCAGCCCGAAGACATCCAGCCGCTACTGGATAGATTCGCCGAAAAGGGCTACCACATAAACGAGAGTAAGCTCCGCGACATTGCTCGGGACAACGCTTACTCAAACCACTGGAAAGACGTAATTTACGATCACCTACAATCCAAAGAAGCCGGTCCTCAACAAAGCACGAATAATCACTCTCCCAAATCGTCTGCGGAAGTAAGCCGGGGTACAACGTCACATACTGAGACTGAGAAAACTAAACAAACATCCAGTAAGCAGACTCGCCGCCGGAAAACGTAAATTTTTATTTAAACGCGATTCATGAAGATGGCAACTAATGAGACAGCCAGCTACTGGGAGGGGACTGTCTCGATCAAAGCATTACGAGATTATTTGAACCGAATTGGGATTGAGATTGTCCTGGAGGAATGGCTTGAAAAAGGCCCTGATGATCTGATCGAAGAAATTGACCGGCAAACACTAGGACGGAACGAGGCTTATGATCTCGTGATGGCGGCTTGCGATGAATGGGACTTCATCAAGTACGCTGGGCAAATCGATTCTATTTAACTACAAGAAATGAATTGACAAATGCAGCTGATCGGTAATGAAATTTATTTGAGTTTCGAGGATTTGGAAGACAGCGGAATAAGCCCAAACACTATTAAGCAGGGAGTACGTAGAGGCTTTAAAAACTGGCAATCCATCAAAGATCCCGCCGATCAGCGCCGCCTGCTCATCAAGTACGAAACGATGAGCACCAGGTACAAGGAAATGGTCCGTAAGCAATTTGGTGATCCCAGGTTGTATTTGATGGGCAAGGAACAAGAACAGGAGGAGGAAAAGACCTCCTCCAAAGCGCAGGAATTAATTGACATGATGGGTTATTGCCACCACGGTTTTTTCGTACGGCAGATGACTCCTGAGAAAGCCCGCGAGCACGCACGTGCTGCGGCCTGGATGGAGTTCCTTATCGATGTACGATTAAAGATCGATGCTCAGGCTTTGGGTTATGAGAGTAAGGCTGAGTTGTGGGGGATTGTGGTCGAGTGTTTGGAAAAAGAGAATCTTTCTTGTCTGCGGGCTAGGCACATCCGCAGTTTGCAGATGAAAGTTAAGCAGTACAAGAAGGACGGACCGGGCAGCCTCATCCACGGCCATCGGGGCAATCAGAATGCGACGAAGATCGAGACAGAAGAGCAGAAGGAATTTCTGATGGCACTGATGGCCGACCCACACAAAATTCCGACCGTGATGATCACCCGCTTGTACAACCGGGAAGCGCCTAAACGAGGCTGGGAACAGATCACTGCCAACACAGCGAGAAACTTCCTGAACCGGCCGGAGAATAAGATCGTATGGACGATGGGCCGGCACGGTAAAGATGTCTGGAAAAACAAGTACGAACCGACCATCCGCCGAAAGCGCCCGAGCGCCCCGGATGCGATGTGGATCTTCGATGGTTCGCCACTCGATCTGTACTACCGCAAAACGGTCAAAAAGTGGAACGAGAAAAAGGGCGAATGGCAGTACAAGGAGACCTACTACAACCGCATGGATATGATGCTGGTGATAGATGGTCACAGCTGGCGAATTGTTGGCGCTGCATTAAGCCCCACGGAGACCGCCACAGCGGTACGCGCAGCCATCAAAAGAGCGGTGCAGGAACGGATGGTGGTACCGGTGCAATTGCAGTACGATCAGGGCTCCGGAATCAAGGCCCAAAAGTGGATGTTCAAAAACATGGGCGTGGTCACTACACCCACCCGGCCATACAGTGGAAAATCGAAAGTGATCGAGCCTGTCATCGGTCACATTCAAAACATGATCTTGCGGTACTTTGACAACTGGGCCGGCATGAACGTACGGGCCAAGCGAAACGACTCTCAATTCAATCCGGATTTCCTCAAAGAAAACCGGGACAAACTGCCGGATTACAAAGAGCTGGTGCGGCAGTTTGAAGACGCCATCAACGTATGGAATAACCTGGCTACAAAGCACCGGGAATCGCCCAATGTGATGTACGCCAAAGAGAGCGTCGGCAAGTCGGTAGATGCGTTTGATTTTGTGACCATGTTTTGGCAAAAACGCAATACTACCTACCGCTATCGGACGGACGGGATCCAGCTGGAGGTAAACGGTGAAAAGCACCTGTTTAATGTCACTGATCCGGATATGTATCGCCTCCTGGTGGAGGATGATTTTGAGGTGGCTTTTGATCCGGATTGTCTGGACTTCGTCTACCTCTACCAGGACAACGAACCGGTGCGGGACGAGAACGGTGAACCGGTGATGGCAGTGGCTACTGAACTGCTACCGATGGCGGTCCACGACCTTGAAGAAGGTGACCGCACGAAAGTCAATAAACTACTCAAAGTACGTGACGACCTGGTGGATGATATCGAAGAGGTTACCGGAGACCTGAAACGCGTTACAGAGAGCAATCTGAAACTAGGTGTTCGAAGCGTGTTCAAAGAGGAATTGAATACTGCTGAAACGGAGTTCAAACGCTTCCGCCTAGATATCGATGAGGATGACGTGGACTGGGGTAGAATTCTGGAAAACGAATACGTGGGCAAATGAATATCAAAGTGAGCGCAGTGATGCGCAGGAAACTCAAGAAACTGGCGGAGCTGCTACCGCAACCCACCCACGAAATAGTGGATGGCGAGGTAGTGAAACGGGAGAGTTCGGAGGAGGTAAATCACTACTCTCTCATCCTGAAAACATTCAAGAATCATGGCCGGGCAGGCGTGGAGATGTACATCACCAATTTTCAGGAGGAATGGATGCAGGTCCGCGAATTTTTAACTCAATCTAAAAATGAGAACTGATGGACTGGAGATTTATCAAACCGGAGAAAGCGAGCAAAGGCACTGCTCAATTGAAATTGAGCAGCAGCGGCGGCAAAGGAGAAGAGGGCTACATACTGGTATCGAGTGCGGCAGTAGCTGCATTGGGTATCGATAAGAAAGGCCCGGTGAGTAAGCGGCAAGTGGGCTTTGCGATCCATCCCGAAACCAAAGCGATGTATATCGTAGGCGGCGTGAAAAAAGGTTTTACGCTTGGTGTTAACGGCCGGATCTGCGATGAGTCCCTTCGCCGGCGGATCTGCCTCCAGTGGTCACTGAACCACAAAGAGGATCACTATCTCGAAGTGGCCACCGACGAGGAGAAAATCGATGGTTGCAAAGCCATCCTATTGACTACAGGAAAATCTAACTAACCCATGACCAACGAGCACAAACAACGGATTCTGTCGGCGATCGAAGCTTACAAAGTCGACAAGAAATTGAGTCAAAACCAGATGGCTAATGTGATGGGCATCAGCAATGCCCAGGCATCATCGGTGTTCAATCCCGGCAAGTGGGATAATGTAAGCAACGAGTTGTGGCAGCGCCTGGAGAGCATGTTTGTAAAGCACGACTGGGTGGTGTACGAAACAGAGAATTTCCGGGCTATACAGAGTGTATGTGCCGACAGCCAGCAATTCAGCATGAACCATTGCATCTCGGAATATACCGGTGCCGGCAAAACCACTGCCCTGGAAAGCTACGCCAAACAGACACCGCACGCTTACTACGTGCTGTGCGATCAGATGATGACGCCGAAAGACCTGGCGCGGGAGATCCAGCGGGTGATGGGTATCAACGTAGACGGCAATGCACGCCTGATGGCCATCGCCATCGTCACTTACCTGGTGCAGCAGTCCCGGCCGGTGATCCTGATCGATGAGGCCGACAAGCTGAGCGACCGCTGCCTGATGATGCTCAAAATGATCTACGATCGGCTGGAGAACCGCTGCGGATTTGTGACTGCCGGCACCGAAGTACTGCGCGAACGCATCGAGAAATTTGCCCGCCGTAACAAACTCGGATACCGGGAGATCGAGCGCCGGTTCGCTAACTACAAAAGCCTGGTGAAGTTCGATCCACGTGAAAAGACCATTCAGGGAGAGATCCTGATGATGTGCAAAGATCAGGGCATCACTACGAAAGGCCAGATCACCCACATCCTAAAACATGCACGCCACTATGATGACGTGCGCAAGATGATTGTCAACTTCCAGCGCCTCAATGCCAAAACGGCCACGGCTGAGCTGGAGGAAGTAGCCGCATAATGAAAGACTGGAAGCGCATCATACTGAACGAAACCGGCATGAGTGCCGAAGACTTCACCGCCCTGGCCTGGGAGCAGGGAGTAGCTTTCCTGGAAATGATGGAAAGTGACGATCCTAAACTACTGGCCAGGCTCATGCGCTCCTCCCTGTACTGGAAATGGTGGAATAAGCAGATCGGCCTTTTGTGCATTAGCTGGATCAATAAGCTTGGCCTCGATCGCATCAGAGCCACCAGGAAGGCCCACAATCGTGATCATCTTCAAACGTACCTGGACATCTGCCGGGTACAGGATAACGGGATGGTCAGCTACTGCTACCTGGTAGAAGAACTCATCGGCACCGGAGGCAAACGGTAGGTAACGAGTAAATCAAAACCTACTACGGACATGAGTAAGCGAGAACACACGAAAGCCGAAAAGGCGGCTTTTGATTACCAGAAGGCTCAACTGGCCATCACGAACATCGAAGCGGAAAAGAAAGCGGCCATTGCCAAGATCGACGCCCAGTATGCTAAAGAGCTGGAGGCGGCACAATCAGCAGCCAAAGAGGCCGAGGAAACGCTGGAGCAATATGCCCGCAAGTACCGGAATGAAATATTCCTGAAAGATGAAAAGACCACAACGCTCGGGCCGATTTCGGTCAGTCTGAAGCTCAACAACCCGAGCATTGGTATCATCGGAGATCTGAAACCGGCAGCAGTAGTGGCCAAGCTGAAGAAGTACCTGCCGGCTTACGTACGCGTATCCGAATCGATGGATAAGCGCAAGTTGCTGAGCGATCAGGAGAAGATCACGAAAGAAATGAAAAAGTGCGGCCTGGAGGTCGTACAGGAAGAGCGATTCGAGATTAAACTGTAATTCCAAATCCTTTCACGTTACGGGCCGCCCTCGCCCCCCGGGGCGGTACTTTAAAACGGGATCATGCAACTAGGAAATCAATACATCATCCAGATCCGTACCCTGCTCACCAAGTTGGGTATTGATGAAGAGACGAAAGAAACGATGGTACTGGAGGCCACCGGCGGGCGCACGTATAGCATTCGGCAGATGCGCACCATCGAGGCGATCCAGATAATCCGCTCCCTGCAGGGCAAAGCGGACGACTACCAGGTGGACGAGGCAAAGCAACGGATGAAGCGGCAGATCCTGGCGCTGTGCCACGAGATGGGCTGGGAGCATGATAACGGGAAAGTGGACATGGACCGGGTGAACCGCTGGTGTCAAAACCGAGGCTACATCAAAAAGCCGTTCGACGAATTCACCAAAGCCGAGTTACCCAAGCTGGTAGCCCAGTTTAAAGCCATGCACAAAATCTATCTACAGAATGCGTAGACGCCAATACCAAATTGGAGCACCCGGCCAGACCGAATATGTACTGGCCACCTATGAAGACGGAGAACTGCACGCCCTGGAAGGGATTCACAGACTAGGCAAACTTTGGGAGGATGTGTGTATCAATGCGCCGATCCCGCTGCTGGAAAAAGACATTCCAACCAAGGTAAAAGCCTACGACGGCATGGTGACCATCGAGCCGATCAAGGGCAGTAGCACCGGGGAAAAGATCGCGATGTTTTGTGCCGCATATCAGAAGTATACCGGCGTAAAATACCGAAAAGGGTACGGGGATCCCAAGCTGATTGCCGGCATCGATATCACTCCGGAGCTGCTGGATCTCTACTTCAAAAACACCGAATGGTGGGGCAAACAGCCAAAGCACATACGCAATCTGGTGAAGAACTACAATGCGCTTCTCCAGTTGCAGGCACAACCAACTAAAAAGGCGAAAGCCATCGAGTTCCCAGATGAATGGGACAAGAGTTACGAATCAAAATTAAAGGGCGCCCAGCTCAGTGCATACTGGAAACACCTGCGCGAACGGGGCCTGAAACCTCAAAAAGATGCCATGGGAAACACTATAAAATGGATCAAGGTAAGCGCGGCAATAGCCCTGGTAATGATCCTGCTGGCCAGCTGCATGACGCCCAAACGGGTACAAAATTACCTGGCTAAAAACCCGCAACTACTGCCGGCACCCGAGGTAGACACCGTGATCGAAACCTTCACGCTCACCGAGCTGGATACGATCTATCTACCCGAAAAGCAGACCACAACCGAATGGGAATGGACCTGGGGTGATGCTACCGATCAGGACAGCATCTGGCACGAAGGATCGGTGTTCGACCTGGTCGAAACTCAGATCGAGGCTAAGGATATCCTGGAGATAACGGAGACTGGCCACCAGCGGAAGACCAGGTTCAAAGTGGTCACTACTGTAAAGCGTGACACCCTCTACCTGCCGGATACGATTCTGGTAGACAAGCCGGTGATCAAGACCCGAACAGTGCTCGTAAAGCCACGCAGCTGGACGGCATATATTCCCTGGGGTCTGGCGGTGCTGGTACTTATTGCACTACTATGGCGGAAAAGGTAAACGTCAAGCTGAAACATTCGCAGCTACAAGCCCTGGGCGGTTTCCTACAGTACGCGATCACACAGCTCGACGAGGATAGCAACTGGCACAAACTACTGGGATTTACGCTAATGGGCATCATGAAAAAGAAACTGGTCACAGCAATAGCGTTCCCCAAGCCCGAGACCAGGATGTCATTCAAGCAGGAGGAGGCACTGGCTATAATGATAGCCTCTGAGATAGTAGATCTCCTGGAATTGGACAGCTACACCGCAGCAGTGATGATTGATCTTTCAAACCAATTGAAATGATATGAACGCGGCCGAGGCAAACAAACTTTTGAGATACTACCGGATACAGCAACTCTACAAGTATATGCAGAGTTACCAGCTGTCTCATGAGTTCATTGCTTCTACGCTGTCGGGCCATTTTACGGTAGGAGAGCCGGTGATCCACCTGGCGCTGCGGCATGAGGTCATCAAATTGAACTACGAGCACCTGGATCTGGACTTTAAGTGGGCAGATCTGCTGATCAAAAAGGTACAGAGCCGGGAATACCGGCAGCGTAAGGAGCAAAAACGGAAATCAAAAACACAACCAGAATTATTTAGCGAATGAGATTCTTAGATTTAGATAATGCGGTTAACCTGGGCGGGCACCGATTGAGTGTGGATGATCTGCAGTACCTGCAGGATGGCATTTTTGATGTGGTCAGTGCCATGGCCCGGATAATCGGTAGCGGAGATACCGCTGCGATCCTTTCCGATCTGACCATCACCGACAACGGTACCACCTTCAATGTAGAAAAGCCGGCAGCGGTATACTACCAGGGCAAAGTGTGGTTAGTAGCAACGGCCTCCAACCAGGTGAAGGGTTCCGGCGGAGAATATAAGTTTCAGCTGGTGACCGAGCTGGGCGCTAACGATCCGGTGACGTATGGCTCCGGAGCACAATTCAACGTTCACAAGAACCAGTACATGCGGGTGGTATTTACCAACCTAACCGGCTCGGATTACGTTGCCTTCAGTGCTTTCACCGGCTCCGCCTGGAACGCCTACACTCCGGTTACTATCTCGGATATCACCTATGCAGGGCCGGGTGAGTCGCTGAGTTGCCGGTACCGGGTGCAGGGGAAGACGATGTTCTTGAGCATCAACTTTACTGGGCAGTTTACGAATGCCAGTGTGCCCAGCCTTAGCCTGCCATTTAACCATAAGTTCAAAAACAATGGTGGTAAACTATTGGTAGGTACCACACCGGTAGGTGCAGATGGGGCAGAGGGTATCGTACGAGCTGCCTGGAATGCCAACACGAATGAGATCCGGTTCGGTAACAGTACCGGCTCCGGGCTCCTGGTGGGAGCGGTGGACATACGAGACACCTTGATCTTTGAGATCGCCTAAAGACGCAAACGCCCTACGCCAGGTGCAGACCGGATATCCCCCCGGTCCGGGCGATAGAAGCCATTGATGATCAGCATCTGTGGTCTTGGGTCTACGATCCGTAAGAGTCGGATGGCAGCTAATACCACCACTACCACCACCACCACTACCATACACGTGGAGGAAAGGCCCCGAAAAGCCGGGGTAGGCCCATACGGGCCAGGCGGGGACTTGGGCAAGTAATTGCATAGAGGGTTCGAACCCCTCCCTCGCCACTCATGGGGTTATATATTTTGTTAGTAGTTAGCGCCCTCCGGAAAAGACTGGAGGGAAAGCTGGAGAGTAGCTCAGTGGTTAGAGCGGGAATGTGTTCCGTCCGACACACGCCACTCCTGAGCCTGAGAATTCAGGATTGGAAAACGTGTAGCCAGTACTCAACTTGGCGGCGATAGGTTCGAATCCTATCCTCTCCACATTTATCCTGCTGTTTTTTGTTTGTAGTATCCCCCTCCGGAGAAGTCCGGAGGGGAGCTTTAGCAGCAGATTTGAGAGATGTTTTCATTTGGTTTTTAGGGTGAAGCCGGTAGCTCAATACAGTTGCCGGCATTTTAAAGACAACTTCTACAACGGTAGATTGATCATGAGGCCCGGGAAGTGACACCCCCGGGAGCCAAAGTCTGGTAAATCTGCGGAGATCAGTGGAGAATCGATACCCTGCTATGAACAGCACTAGCAATGATCAAGGGTATAGCCAGCCGGTTCGACTCCGGCCGCAGGTTCGGTTAGTTAATAGGGTTTTAGGTGTTTTCATGCCGGTAGTTCCGGAGGAGCTACCGGCCTTTTGAAAGAGCTGGAGAGGCTATTTGATTGGGATTTAATCATCATTCAAATAGCAACTATGAGAACGCAAACAGTAGTAAAATGGGCATTCATTTGCCTCCTGCTCTTATCACAATCCTCCTGTATATCCGGTAAATATCTCGGCATTATCGATCGAAAGATGCGTTGTGGCGGCTTTGGTGTCGGCCACAAGCACCACCCTCGTAATGCCCATCCGGAAGGGAGATCCTACTCCCTGGAAGAATACAGAGCGATGCAGATGATGAGAGCCAAACGATCTAATCCGGTATTAGTATCGGATGAAAAGCAAGAGTATTAGTAAGTGGATATTCAGTGCCGGTGGCTTTAAACCTTGTGCTGCCGGCACCTTTCAAAAAAACAGATCAATGAAAGACAAGCAGGTTATCGAAGAATTAAGGGGCATCGAAAAGCAGATTGCAGATCTGCGCTTTCGGCTCAGCGACAATAAACAGCGCTACCTCGGCCGCCTGGCGGAGATCATCTGTGAGGTATTCAATATCACTGAGGAGCAGCTGACCGGCCCGGAGCGTAATCCGGAGTACACCGATGCCCGCTTTGCTTTCTCTTTCTTTGCCCGCAAACACTTTACCTGGAAGGAGATCGGCGAGGCCCTGGGAGATCGGGACCACAGTACCGCAAAGTATCAACACACGCGTTATCTGGAGCTTCATGGCACCGATCTGGTGTTCACTCAAAAGGCTGACCAGGTACAAGCAAAAATCACAGAATATGAATACGAGTAAACTTAAACTGCCGATCGGCATCATCGTCGCCTGTATCAGCCTGGTCATTATTGCCGGCATTGCCAATGGAGTAATGGATACGCTCCAGTTTCACTACGGCAAAAGTGTATTCCCCCAGGGGCCGGAAGAAACTTTCCTGGGTGGATCGCATCAGTTCTGGCATCCGGATCTCAGCTGGAGGAACAAATACCAGGATGGAGATCCGGATAAAGGTCCGGCCTTTTTCCTCAGCACCACTGCCCTGGTTTTTCTTACCGACGGCTGGCACCTTTTTCAATTCATTATGCTCAGCGCTTTCCAGCTGGCTATCATCATACCTTTTGTGCACTTCCTGCGCCTGCCCTGGTGGATCGGCCTGGTGGGCCTCATCCCGGCCAAGGTATTCTTTGGCATCGGCTTCGCCCTGATGTACTCCTGGGTACTGATAGAACAGCGGGAAAACCCTGATCAAACAACAATCAAACAGTAGAAAAATGGAACGCAAAATTATTCCCCTTTTCCCTAAATGGTGGCCCTGGGTGGCCCTGGCATTCGTTCACTGGATCTTTGTGCGCAAAGGCCACACCCTCAGCAAACAGCAGCTCCAGCACGAGCGCATTCACCTGCAGCAGCAGGCAGACCTCTGGTACGTGGGTTTCTTTCTGATCTATATCCTGGAGTTTCTCCTGCGGCTTTTCTGCAATGATCTCAACTGGATGCGCGCTTACCGCCGCATCAGCTTCGAACAGGAAGCCTATGCCCTGGAAAACATCGTATGGGAAGAGCTGGAGACTTTTCGGCACGATAACTACTGGCTGGCCTTTCTGCGGCACGATCTCAGCTTTTACCTGCGTACCCAGTGGTGGCCCTATGCCGGCATGCTGTTGTTGCTGGTGTACATCAGCCTTGATCAGTTTTCCCGGCACAGCCGGCCGGATCCGCAGGTGGCCACGCTTATTTCCAAGATGAATGAACCTGTAGTAGCGGATACCGTCGATTTGCTCCAGCTCCACGAAGCATACGAAATGAATGAGCTACGCGCCAACAAAGAATATGCTGGCCGTCAGATCTTCGTGTGGGGCCTGGTGGACCGAGTAAGCCAGACGGTTGACCAGCAGGGCCTGGTGGAACTGATCAACGATCGCGCCCGCGCCTATGCCTATTTCCCTCCGGAAGAAAAAGCCCGGCTCATCGAGCTGGAAAAGTATAAACCCATCGGCGTCACCTGCCGGTGCGATGGCCGCCTGCTGTGGGTAGTACAGTTGAAAGACTGCCGCATCACGGCCTGGTAAAGTACCATTGTTTGTAATTTTTACGGTTTTGGCTCCCCCGTACCTGGTGCGGGGGACTTTTAAAAAGGCAGATCCATGGCAACCAAGACACTCACCAAAGCACAGTGGAAACAGTTTGAGGGCGAAATCTGGAAGTATAAAAGCCCAGCGTTACTGATTGATGATCATATAATCAGCGTGAGATTTATCATTGATAAAAAGGCTATGAGAGTACTTTATGAGGTATTCATTGATGGTGAGATAAAAGGTGAATGGATAGGTGATGAGAATGAACTGGCGAAAAAGTATTGGTTCGCAAGATCTCGCAATCCATTTTTATCGATGGCTAGGGAGAGAGAAAAAATGTTGGGTAAGCGATTGAGTAAGAAGATCGGTATGAGCGTAGAGGATGCCAAAAGCCAAGCTATCATTATTTACCAGCCCTGGTTTAGTTCTTTTAAAACCATGAAATCTACCTGGGAACGCAACAACGACAGCATCGAATTATATCACGAAAATAAAGAATCATGAAGACACTTCACTTTCAAGGCAACGGTCAGGATGTGATCGAAATGACCATCGATAAAGACAACCGAATTATCGATAGTAATCGCATGAAACACATGTACCAAGGTTACCACGTGGAGCCGGACAGTGTTCGCGTGGGCTCCCAGCTCCGCATCATTGGCCGGGGCTACTTCCGCCATCCGATCGAAAAGATCGAGCAGATCGAAGATCCGGTGGTGATTACTGAGCATAATGAAGATATTCAGATATGAGTAGATGCGACTTCAAAAAAATGCTCAAAGACTGGTATGCAGTACTTCTGGTACTAGGTATAGCTCTTTTTGCCACCTATGCAGCCTGGTCAAGTTACTCAGCAGATCGCAAGATTGTAGACTGGCATTTGCTTTATTTTGCTGGAGCCTGGGTGGTCTTCATTGTATTCATCCAGACTAATTATTGCCAGCATAGCGACAAGCTGAAAAATATTGAAGATCACTTAATTGATTAAAAGCCATGCCATCACTTAATGGATTCATATATCAAGGGACCAAATCACTCGTGAAGCACAGCGAAGGCTATGGGAAATACTTCTACCATATTCGCTTACAAGGCAAGATCACTACTATTTGCGCCTCCAAAGCTATCTATCCCAATAAGGAATCTGCTGAGGCTGCCGCTGTGCGAAAGATCAATTCGGGTGAACTAGATGACGCCAAAAACACAAATTGACCATGAATAAAAATATCACCCGCCAAGACGCCATCAAAGAGATGAGCGTGGAAAACGGCTACCGGCCTAAAGTATGGCGCAAGGCTTCTGATAAGCCTATTCGTTTCCTTTCTCTGGAGCATCAGCGACGCTACGAGATCACGATGCTCCTTGAGCAGATGCTGAACACTATGACTGATCGGGAGTTTGAGGATCTAAAGAAACGGGTCGAATTGAATGAGCAGGCTAAGGATGCTCAGGGGAATCTCTTTAAATAAAATGTAGTCGAAACTCATACGTTTGAGCAAACTGTTTTTCGTAACAGTTTTCCGAACTAATTAGCTGGAATATAATGGTTACCAGATTTTTATGATGAAAATGGACGTTTTATGAGACTAGCTTGGTTTAGCGCGGGAATTACTTCGACGGTGGCGTGTAAGCTAGCCTTAGAGCAATTCGATGACGTACAGATATATTACATCGAAACCGGCGCAC